GTCTTGGAATTAAAGACGTATAGTCTCATCATTCCAACTATTGAGATAGGATTGATGGAGACCAGTTTGTTCTCACTATCATCTTTCCTGTACTTCATTTTTGCGACTTGCTTATCTGCCGACTTTACACGTGGTTTACTTACCTTACGTGTAGCAGCGCTTGCAGCTTTCAGTTTATCACAGTCATCTAGCATCACTTCGACGTGAGTAATACGCCGTCTCATAACAGAACGCTTGATGTGTGAATAGCCTTCCACGGCCTGGTCACAGCGCTTGTGATAAGAATCGCTAAAGTCAAGAAGCCATCCCTCAAGGATCTTTCGAACGGGTCCTGCCGCTTTACCTGTAAGACCATGGAAGCGAAGCCTGTTGTATAAATCAAACTCAGGTTCTTCACCACCGATCCATGCATCTTGCAGATCGTCCAGCTCAGTTAAAATTGTGTCATTTAACTTTTGCTGGTATCGTTGAAGTGGAGTCAAAACAATCACATTAGACTTTGCACTAGTATCCTCTTTCTTATTTTTAAGAAGTTCTTTACCAGTCTTGGTCGCTTCATCAATGAAACGACGGATAGCCTCATGCCCATCATAAAAGGACTCTACTTCAACAATCTTCGTGCTGCCGTCCATTTGAAGGACGTTGCGGTTAATGATCCGCTTCTCAAACTCTAGTCCGAGATTAGACCATTCCATACACGCAGCAACATGTGTCCGAACGGTAAACACCCATTCAGGACAAGCTAATATGGCGGCTGCATCTGATTTAGTGCATGTCTTTTTAACATACGACTTCATCAGCTTGACAGCATCTTTACGGTCAACATCACCTTGGAAATAGCTTCTATAGTATTCGAAACCTTTGTCAACAGGTGCAGCGTTAATACCGGTACGTGCCCGGCGTGGGATAACTACTTTCTTTTTCTTGACCTTTGCGATGCGTCTTGTAACCGCCATGATATTCTCCTCTGATTATAGATACTATTCTATCATAGTTGATAGAGAATGTACACAGTTAATTTCGCTTTATACGACTTTTTTTACATTAGTCATTAAGAACGATCTCCAACCTTCGGCATTAACGTCATAACATTTAATAGCGCCGATTGTAGTATCAACACCTTCAACGTAATTTCCATCGGTTTTAGGATGTGCTTCTCTAGGGATTCTTCCCATATCCAAAGTACAATCCATTTCACGCTCATCACCATTAAGTTTAGTGAAAGTAACAGTGATTACTCCTTCGCGGAGTCGGTTTAAGATTTCATCTCTATTCATTAAATGTGTCCTTCTAAGATTAAACGATGTTGGCAATAATCTCCATAACTTACGGAGTACTTCTCTTTATCAGCTGGCAACTCGGGGGAGTCATCTTCCAGCCATTTATCACGCAGGAATACTTTTGAATTGTATACCCGCTCTTTTAATCTCTCGCCTGCATCAATCATTGCTTGAGCAGTATTCATGATTTCATCTACGCCTTCTTCAGCATCAGATGGATCATACACTAAATTACCGGACATTAAACAATGCATACTAAATGCAGAGTCTGTAATTGTTTCCCAATCAGAAGATTGAGACGCAGTTGGACTATCGTTTTGTCCGATATAAAAATCAGTAGTGATTCCTTCTAAATCAGCACTGATGTCTAGATCCACATCTAGGTTGACTTGTTGCATTAGTTTCTCCTCATTTGAGCTATATCTATTGCTTGGCTTGTGCCACGCATGATTGGGACTGCATTGGATTTGTGCATTTGACCGATTCCGACGATGAGGTCTCCTGTATATTTTGGGACTTCTTTTCTGGAACAGGCGCCTGGAATTGAATCCGACGTTTGGAGGCTTCTATACTCCTTTGTGTTGCGGACATACGATTTGGTTGGCGCATACTCTACAAATTCCTTTTTGATTTTTGGCATGTTGCCAGTGATATAGTCTACATAATTTTGTAATGTTTCGAACTGCAAACTATGCATATTTTTACGACGCATGTCTTTATTATATTTGCGCCACTCCATCTCAACAGCTTTCATATCAAGCTTCTTAGATTTCTTTTTAGATTTGCCAAGGCCTTGTACACCTTGAATCATATGCATGCTCATAGCTTCTTTTCCTATCATCAAAATTAAAACTACTTAAATCAGCGCTGACGCTGGTTAAAATAGTTTTCGTGGGAGGGGCTTACTGCAGAGCCCCTCCCCTTATCTGCATTTCGTATGCAGCAACCGTCTGGCTTATACGGTACCAGCTGCTCTACCGACCTAATGAAAGTGTACATTATTCACTAGGATTTCCGTCGGGAACTTTGACGTCTGTCTAGGCAGGAGTCTATCCCCAATCGTTATCAAATTTCGTTGTCTCGCGCATTGTTTCGCCGTAGTATTCATTAGCGTATTTAGATGCATCAGTCCACTGATTGTGGTTTTCATCCATCTTGTCAATAGCATTATAAAACCGGTTAAGATTATCCTTGTACAAATCTTTACGCTCAGCGCGATCCGTAGATACGAACACACTGCGTGTTTTGGTTTGTACTTTAGATTTAAAAGCTTTTTTAGCTTGGATCTTATCATGTACAGTTTTAATAAGTGCGAGACGATCGGCTTTTTGTGTTTCAGTCATCATGTAGTTGTTCTCCTCAGAATCAATTTATATTAGTATTATACCACAGTTAAAAGGGTTTGTACACCTTTATTTTAGTTTATTTGCGTTTATTTGCAAATTAAATAGTAGCATCAGCAGATTGGAACCTCTTAACACCCTGTTCCCAAAGAATCTTAGCATCATCATCAGAATCGAAACCTTCTTCAGAAGCAAAGTCCATTGAAGAAGAAGCCATAACTGAACCATCGAAACCATTCTCTTGAAGAAAGTAAGCAATCGATTTGGCAGTTGCTGCTTTAGCAACACTGTTACCATTTGAGAACATTTCGATTTGGCCATTTTGAGCTGTAATAAAGTCGATCATAATTTTGTCTCCTCAGACGTTGTTTTATCTCTTGATACCTTTATACCACATTAGAATACGTTTGTACACAGTTAAATGCGGCTAAACGCAAATTAAATGCATTTAGTTTATATCATGTGATATAAATGTCACACTATTTTAAACTATGATTATGTATAAATAGCCATGAATACTATAACAAAAAGGTATGTACCGTGCTAACACTTAAGGAGTTTATGATAATGGAGAAGGTTACCCTACCCTTTAATCCTCTGAAACACGGAGATCTTACTAAAAACCTTTCAAGGGCAGATGTCTTCTTATTAAAAATTAAAAACGGCACAGAGTTCGTGTTAACCGGTGGAGGTACTGCTACTATCAATAAGAAGCATTACATCGAGATGGAAGACGGCTTTAAGTACAAGGGCTTCTCAACAGAGTTAACAACTAGCAAGGGCAAAGTAAAATATCCTAAAGGTTTCCTCAAAACCGGTGAGTTCGGTGGACGTGGTGCTGGTTCAGGTGTAGCTGCAGAAAACGCAGCCCTATCAGCATTCAATGCAGTTCTCGGTGATATATTACTAAAAGAAAAAGCACCTTTCATTTTGCTAACCATTGGTGGACGAACCGTTGAATGTGCTCAAATGGTATCAACCGAAGGCAAGTTTCGAGGTAAAGAACCAAAGTCTGACATGTCAATCGTTGATTCCAATATGAAACCTGTTGCTTGGATATCCCATAAGGCTGGTAGTAATGCTAAAAGTTTCCAACAATATGGTGGAGCTTCTTTCGTTGAATTCACAAGGGATAAGTCTCTAATTGATTTTATGGAAAAAGTCCGTGAACTACATCCTGAAGGTTTACCTAATGCAACAACATACATGCGTAAAATGACTGACACTAAACTAATTCGAATGTCAGTCTACGGTATGGAATATGGCGGTAAGCGCAGTATTAACAATGTCGACGAGTTCCATCAAGGTCCTATGAAGTTAAAGAAATCCGGTAAAGGATATGAGATTACTTCATTACATAAAGGTACAAACGGCGATATTCCTAAGACCTCATACGAAGCTGTATATTTTATTCGATACGCTTCTCGAAAGGCAACAGCTGCTGGAGTCACTGTGGATAAAGCACGAGTAGGCATTTTCCCACGAGCTAAGGCCGGCAATACAACTAAAGAGATTTAGTCTTGCTCGCCTACCCAAACATTCACATGTGCAATAGTACCTTCAACTTTTATAACCATATACTGCAAACCAGCATCAGCTAACGCACGCCGTAACTTATCCATTTTTTCCGGATCAGCCACTTGAGGCATTGGTGGGTTATAAGCCATACAATATTCTCCATTAGATTTGGTCGGAGTACGAGGATTCGAACCTCGGACCTCCTGCTCCCAAAGCAGGCGCACTACCAAGCTGTGCTATACTCCGTTAATTGGCATAGGTGTACGGACTCGAACCGCAACTTTAGGATTTGGAATCCCATGTGCTACCATTAACACTACACCCATATGGTATAGGTAAGAGGAATCGAACCTCAATATTCATGAAAGACCAGTGACGCCTGTGAACTGTTTTCTTCCAATAGTGACCACACACCTATCTATTTCTTACACAACATTTCTGTTGCTTTAGTTTCCCATACCCAAGGAATTAAACCATGGACTATGAGGACTCCGGCGATTGATGAAGCATGCAACAAATGCTGCAGATACGTCATGTTGATATCTTTAAGATGCTTCATTTGTTTTGACTTTCTTTCCTCCCCAGCCTTTGCGGTTAGCAATAGCATTAGCAAAAACCGGCACACTGTCGGTCATTTTACCGTATGGTATTTTTTCAATGACACCACCACCAGCAAGGAACTCAGCAACAAGATCCTTTTCTTCGTCTTCCATTACGTCTTTACCCATTAAAAATATTCCTTATTAGTTATATCATTTTTATCCATCTGCCAAGTATCAAGCAGATTAATAGCATTGTGATTAATAACCCATGCCATAGCTTCAGCATGCGAGTCGAATGACGCAGAGTATTCCACGTCATTCTTTAATTTAACTTTTGTTTTAAATTGGATCATGCAGCAAATCTTGCCCTTGCCATGAAGTCATTAGTCTTCATCATTTTGCCAGTCTTTGCAGACCGATAAACCCAAGGCATTTTAGAAGCACGAGAGTTGTATTCAACAAGCTCATCGCCATCAGAATTCTTCATTTTCAAAGAGTAGTCAGCTACCATAACTTCAAGCATAGTATCTTTCATGGTTTTAGCACCTACGATTTTCGCAGCAACTTTGATAGTAACTTCAGCATCAGAGAAGCTCATGTTACCTACTTTGATATCAAGGTTAGACTTGACACCGTAACTAGCTAGTAGGTCCTGCATTTCAGTGCGAAGGTTTTTCAGTGTCTTGCGGTCAAATGTTGAGAATTTTGTCATAATATAAGATCTTCCATTTTGTTTCGTTTGATTATGTAACCATTATACCATAGTAGAAATGGTTTGTACACCTTTATTTTCGTTTATTTGCAACTATTTTCAATTTAATTACCATTTGCGATAGCTGCCGTCAATCTCGTGAGTACCCGAATTATGCCATGCCCATATAAAACAGTTGAGCATATTGTATTTTGCATACCAATCTAAATGAGATTGATCTTCGCCGTACATCTTTATTCCTTCTTCCTTTAATTGATAATACCAGTGTTTAAATAGAGTATATCGTCTCATTTTAATTTACCGGCCCAATGGGATACATCATCACATGGATCCTCTGCCATTAAGCATTTCCTTTAATTGTTTCTATTCTATATCAATATATTGTCCATGCTCACCACAGCTAACAACGCTTAGATTCACTTTTTCAAATTTACGTCCTGATTTATAGAACTTGATAGACTTCCGAAACATGACAAAAACACCATGAATGATGTTATAGTAAGCGTATATTGCCTCACCGTTTTTAGTCATAAAGTACGTGTGTGGTGGAAATTCTCCACCAGTTGTTTCGCGTATGCCTTTCATAGCAACTCACCCTTAGGGCTGCAATCAATTCGCCGCCCTTGTTCGTATTCGTATTCATCCTCATCTAAGCCATGAACCCACTCTTCTTCAGTGGACCAGCTTCTGACGAACTCTTTCCAACCTAGAGTGTTCTCAGTGTACTTAGCAACCACGAATGCAACTGCATCCTGTTCCCGTTCCAAGTCATGAACGATGTATGTGTTACCACCTTTCATCTTCCAAAATGCATTACCAGTATCGAACTTACCATCCTCGCAATGTGCGCCGTAGTTCTCTAGGATTTGGGTGTGAATAGCGAATGTTTGACTTGCATAGCTCATAATATAATACTCTCTGTTGGTCTTGATTATGGTACCATTATACCATACATGATTCTATTTGTACACCTTTATTTTCATTCTTTTTATATTATTTTGTTATATGGTAATCATTATTTATAACACTGTGTACCTCTACCCCTCAGCAGTTAACCTCTTTATTATAACATGATTTGCTCACTTTGTACACAGTTAATAGCACTATTTGTATAAATAGTCCTATAATACCAAGGAGTAGGCCATGGAGTTTGTACAACTGGTTGCTGATGTTGGCTTCCCGATAGCATCCGCTTTAGCCGGCGGATTTTTCGTGTTCCTGACTCTTCGGTTTATTTTAGCTGGGGTGCTTGATTCTATAAAGGTTCAGCGCTCCTTCGCGATTGCTTTAGACAACCGCGTTAAGACTATGAACAATGAATTGATTAGGATTGATGTGATGATGTCTGTTGCTTTAGGATTGAAACCTGACTTGGATAGAGTGGCGAGAGCCGATGGTCAAAAGGATGCAAGGAAAGATTAGTAATGCTTTGGAAGAATATCATGATGCTTACGTTTAAAGGTAAAGAATTAGATGGCGCGACAGTAGATGAAAATGATCATCGAAATGTCGGCGGTTTTAGAATTGTAACTGAAGAAACACCGGACAATAAGTTCTTTGTCATTGACGATGTAGATTTAAACATTGGTGACATATACAGAATAAGTCCTACAGGTTTCTTTGAACTAATAGAAAAAGGACCAGCGCTTTAATGGATATAGCAGAGGCCATCGGCCAATATGGGTTTCCTATAATAGCGGCGCTTGGCCTCGGCTACTTTATATACTACATTTGGCAATGGGTGACTGAAGAAGTCGATCCTGTTGTTAATGAATCTCATACGACTTTAATAGGTCTTATTGACAGGGTACGTATGCTAGACAATGATCTCATACGACTTAAGACGAAACTAGATATGGTAATTTCAACAGGATCGGAGAAAAATGACAATGAAGACAAAGATAGCAGTATTGATGATCCTTCTGATAGTTCCGACTATAAGTAATGCAGATTTAGGATGGGGATTTAAGAGTCCGGCGTTTAATGGCAATGGATACAGTACTCACGTATTGACCACTGAGCAACTGCAACATAATCGTAAAGAAGATCAAAAGGATGCAGCTGATGCAGAAGCTAGGCGTATCGCAAGAGAATTAGAAAATACCACACTCAATAAGTTTGTCAAAAACCTTGAGTCTAGAATTTATGCCACATTAAGTAAGCAAATGGTTGACAACATGTTCGCCGCTTGTGGTGATAGCTGCGCAAGTAGTGGTACCACTGAAATAGAAGGCAGCACGATATACTGGTCGAAAGATGCAACCACGGGTGAGATAACTTTAACTATAACTAACGACGATGGTACAACTACTATTACGATACCTGGAGCCGGAGACTTTACATTCTAATGAAACTAATTGCAGCAACATTATGTGTAGCCCTTGCTGGTTGCGCTCAAATGGGTAACGAGATATATCCCACCGAAGAACCTAAAGTTCAGATATCACCTTTAGGTAATGGATTAAAACAATTTCATGAACTAGATGGCAAAATAATGACTATTGCCGTCTATAGTTTTACAGATAAGACAGGACAACGTAAACCTAGTGATGCTGCTTCTAGTTTAAGTAGTGCAGTTACACAAGGTGGAGAAGTTTGGGTTATTAAAGCATTGCAAGATGTTGGTAACTCTACATGGTTTGAAGTAGTGGAAAGAGTTGGCCTTGACAATTTGGTTAAGGAACGTCAGCTTGTTCGTAATACAAGGGAAGTATACGAGAAATCATTAAAGAATGGCCCAACACCTCTAAAGCCTATGGTATTTGCCGGCTTGATTTTAGAAGGAGGAATTGTTGGTTATGATTCTAATGTTGCCATGGGTGGAACAGGTGCAAGATATTTAGGCATTGGTTTAACGACGGAATACAGAACGGATACAGTGACAATAGTTATGCGATTAGTAAGTGTCTCCACGGGTAAAGTATTACTTAGTGTGGCTACGGAAAAAAGTATAGCCAGTCACCGCAGCGGCGCGGACGTATTTAGGTTCTTCGATATGGGCACAAAGTTAGTTGAAGCCGAAACTGGTTATAGTGTGAATGAACCAGTAAATTATGCAGTAAGAGCAGCAGTGGAAGCTGGCGTAATTGAGTTGATCAATGAAGGAGAAAGAAAGAAATTCTGGAAGTTTATTAAACCTTCCGGAGGTTAATAGGAACTAATTAAATGAAAATATTTAAAAGACTGATACCCTTAGCTTGCGTGGGTTTAGTCGCTGCATCTATTGCAGCTGCTAATGATATTTACATTACTCAAGTCGGTGATACATTAGACTTGGACATTGTCCAAAATGGACAAAACAACGTGATCGGTACAACCGGACAAGCTGTTGTACTAAATGGTGATGCAATGACCTTTAGCATAACTCAAACAGGTGGCTCAAACTCAATTGCGGCAAATATAAAAGGCGTAAGTTACACGGGCACGTGGGTATTTACAGGTAGTAATAACTCGGTAGCCTTATTGTGTAGTAGCGCATCAGCTGCAAACTGCGATACAGTAGTACTCAACATTACTGCAGTAGGCGATGACCAAGCATACGATATTAAAATCGGTGAAAGCGCTAGCGCAGATCAAGCAACAATTAACTTTACTGTAACAGATGACAATAACATTATTACTACTGATGTTGATGGTACTAGTGCAGTGATCAACGTTACTATTAATAAAAACTCAAGTACAGCAGGTAATAGTACACTAGACATTGATTTAGCTGGCAACGGAGATATCAACGGACACACTATAACCTTTAACGCTCTTGGTCGTGGCCACGCTGTTGTACTTAACCAAAGTGGGATATATGATAATGTTATCAACTTGTCGACTAATGGCGATAACCACGCTATTAATATTAATCAGTCAGACTAGTCTTGCTAACATAGGTCGCATCGCCGCCGTAGATGGTAGTGGAGCGATTGAACGTGGTGTAGATGCTATTGACGCAGTAAAAGGTACGGGCATTGATTTGCTCGATACCGCTGTGACCGCAAATGCAACTATGCGCATTGACTTCGTTGATGATACGCGAGTAGATATAACTGAACACTCACGATTAATAATCGATGATTTTGTATACGATCCTGCAACAGGAACTGGCTCATTAGGGCTCAAAGCAAGCCTGGGAACAATACGATATGCATCAGGCCAGATCGCTAAGAATAGCAGACAGAATGTAAAGATTAGAACTCCGTCAGCAACGATCGGTGTACGTGGAACTGATTTTATCATGGTAGTAAACGAAGCCGGTGGTTCTATGATTACACTGCTTCCTAGCTGCAATACTGATGGAATGTGTTATGTTGGTGAGATAACCGTCGAGACAGATGCTGGCTTTGTTATCATGAATCAAGCATTTCAAGCGACTATGGTTTCTCATAGTATGAACAAACCTTCAAACCCACTTGTATTAGATCTCAGTGAAGATATGATTAACAGCCTTTTGATTCTTCGCAAGACTAGTCCATATGAGGAAGTAGAGAAACTCGAATTAATTAAACGACAAAAGGGTGCAGACTTTTTAGGCTTAGACTTTTTACAGTATGACGGATTAGATTATGAGATGCTCGTAGATTCTATTGAAAGTATATGGGTAACTGCTCTTGATGAGACTGATTATATGCTTCAAGATATGTTGTATGATATGCTAGACCAATTAAACCAACAACTGATGAAGCTATTTGCTGATGAACTTGCATTACAGAATGCATTCCTATTAAGACAAGAAGGAAAGATCTACGGATTCGATCCTGACAGTGGTATTACGTTAAAGGATTCAAACGGATCCTGGACATTTATCAGAAGAGATTATGATGAAGGCGGTTACGTTGAATTAATATTAAACAATGCCTATGGTTATTCCATAGACTTACAACAGGGAGGCTGGGAATTATATGACTATAGATTGGGCGATACTATCGTTAATAATATTAGGATTATTCAGTCCCAGTAAGACTGAGGCCAATGATATTCGGGTTGCGCAGATTGGAGACAACATTATATTAAACGTTACACAGGATGGTAAGGATAATAAAATAACCGGTAAAAATTGGGGTAACTCTAATGCCTACATGAATGGTAGCAACTCAGTTGTGAACTACAGCCAAACCGGTGATAATAACAGACTAGGTATATACACATATGGCAATAATACAGTTATGAGCCTGACACAAACTGGCAATAACAACACCTCGAGTATGGATGGCCATGGCTCAAACCTTATAATGTCTGTCACGCAGAACGGCAATAACAACACTTCATATTCCGAGATGGGTAATGGTGGAGATGATAATAACTCTATGACGGTTACACAAGATGGTAATAACAACTACACTAATCCGAATATAAACGGTGACAATAATCTTATTGTTATAGATCAGGATGGTAATAACCATTATGCAACTAGAGTTGGCACATGGTCTGGTGATAATAACTCAATAGCTATTACTCAGAATGGATCACAACATGAGAATGCTCAGCTTGGTATGAATGGAAATAGTAATACGGTGGATATATCGCAGGGCTTTAGTGGCGAGAGTAACCTTACTAGATCAATTATAGTAGGCGATAGTAACGCATTAACAGTATGGCAAGGTAAGCGATTTAGCGGATACACTGATACGACTGAAGGTGGTGACCACGAAGCGAATTGGACAATAACTGGCAATAATAATTTGGCACGTAGCTATCAAACAGATGATGCAACTAACTGTTGTGCATCGGCTCATCTCACTACAAACACTATAGAGGGTGATGGCAATAGTGTTACGGTAAGACAACGTGTTAGTGAAAATGAAGGTTTTGTGCAGGTTGTTGGAGATAGTAACTTTGTTGACTTATATCAAAGTGGCGGCGGTAATGCATATGGAAATATCACGGCCACCGGCAATAACCATTCTACGACGAATATACAAAAGGGCGGAGGAGTTCATAGCATAACACTAAATATGACTAATGGAGGCGGAGCTTATAATATCAACACTCTTCAGGACAGTACTAGCAATCAAAGCTATACATTGGAAGGTACGTGTTTTACAGGAACCTGTGGAATATCGGTAGTCCAGAATTAAGGAAATGAAATGAAATACTTGACACATTGGGCATTAGCCTTTGTTACTGCTGCAGCAGTATTACTATTCCACTATAACGACGGAACTGTTGTACAAACTTTACGGCTTAAACAATTCGACTTATTGCAAGAGTATGATACACCAGTAGTAAGCGAAGATATTGCTATTCTTACTATTGATGAGAAAGCAATAGAGAAGCATGGGCAATGGCCTTGGAAGCGTGATGTGCTTGCTAACGTCATATGGCAACTGAGAGAGGCTGGTGCCGGAGTTATAGTACTACCAATTTTATTCAGTGAGTATGATCGACTTAACGGTGACCAAGAATTATTAGATGCCATGATAGACAATTCAGTTGTTATAGCGCAAGTCGGTTCTTTCGATGCAGATAAGAATGGAGTCCCACGTGGAGTAGCAAAGATCGGGGATCCACTGCCGTTCTTATTCGAATGGGATGGAATGCTCGGGCCAATCAGTGAGTTCGGTGATAATGCCGGTGGTGTTGGAGTGCTCAATGTCGTACCTGAGATTGATGGAGTAGTTAGGCGTATACCCTTGCTCATGCGCGTAGGGGCCGATATCTATCCAGCGCTTACAATTGAAGTTATTCGTGTAGCCGTAGGTGATCCATCATATCAAGTAAAAAGTAGTGCTGGTGGCATCGATAAGATGAGAGTGCCTGGTTATCCTACAATACAAACCGACTTTAATGGTAGGATATGGCTGCGATGGAACAAAGTTTTTAGTCATACGAGCGTAGCGGATGATCATGCGTTTAGTGAATTATCAGGTAAGATTGTTATAATAGGAACAACGGCTGCTGGTTTAGGTGGAGTTATAGCATCTCCTAAAGGTGGTCAATATAATTATATGCCTGCTGCCGTATCGTTGCAATCAATTCTAGATGGTGATACGATCTCACGTCCATGGTGGGCTAGTATGGTTGAGTTGATTCTCACTGGTATCCTTTGTTTTGGAATGGCATTGTGTACTATATCCTCACGATATTGGATCATCGGATCTAAGATTATAGGCTTTCCTATTTTATTAGGTGGTATCTCTTGGTACGCATGGTCAGAGTATTTGTATCTAATTGATGTAACTATGCCGATTATTGGTATTGTACTAGTAAGCTTACATGGTGTCTTTTCTAGGTTTGTCAGAGAATACACAGAGAAACAAGCAATCAAGAAGCAGTTCGCTGGTTACGCTTCTCCTACGGTTGTACGTATGCTACAAGAGAATCCTGAACTAATCAAAGAGGGCATGAAGAAAGAAGTATCGATATGCTTCTCAGATTTGCGTGGATTTACTCCACTAGGCGAATCATTTGGTGATGATGTGAAGGGTTTAACTAAGGTAATGAATGGTTACATGGATGCGATCACTCAGCCTATATTAGATTCGGATGGAATGGTTATTAAGTATATCGGTGATGCGTCTATGCATATACACAACGCACCGTTAGATGATCCTGACCATCCTAAAACAGCAGTACGTACTGCATTAAATATGATTAAACAAGTAGAGGTATTCAACAATGGAACCACAATGGAGGGTAAACCGCCTATTGGTATGGGGGCTGGCGTTAATACTGGCCTCGGCTATATTGGGGAAATGGGATCATCGGCACGTCATTCCTACGATATCTTGGGGGACGCTGTATCAACAGCAGCAAGATTAGAATCGGCATGTAAAGGATACGGTGTAGTGTTAATCGTAGGACCTTCAACATACGAAGTTACAAAAGATGATTTCTTTTACTTAAAGCTGGATAACCTTGCCGTAAAAGGAAAGACGGTTGGTTTAGAAATCTATACGGCTATAGATACACCACACCCACCGGTGTTTAAAAGTAGCAAAAGATTACACGATGAGATGCATAGGCATTATAGTAACCAAGACTTTAAAGAAGCAATTAGACATTGCAATCTTTTAAAGGTTAGTTTCTATGGTCAGATGCTTGGTTATTATGAAATGTGGATTGAGAGATGTGAATACATGATGACTCAAGATCTGCCCGCTGATTGGGATGGGATATTTAGAGCTACAACTAAATGATAATTATTCTTCACAAAGGGTTTACTTTAAAACCCATAGTGAAGAAGACTCCTGTCAGACTAATCGGAGGTCAACCTAATCCCGAATGGGAACCTAGGATATCACCGAAACCCTATGTAAAGGAAAGTAATAATGGCAAAAGTAACTGAAGGAGCTGCCTTAAAAGGACAGCAAAAAAGGTTATCTAAAAATTCTAGATATGCACATTTAGATATAGATGGCGATGGAATTGTAAGTGATGAGGAAATGATGAGTGAACAAAGAATGCTTGAATTAGAAGATATGCGCACTGATATGGAGAATGAAGATAAGAAGCAGGACGCTCAGCGTAACATGACGTGGTTTGCACTAGCAGGCTTATTGTTATATCCTGTTATGATTATTCTTTGTAACGTTAGTGGCCAATCAGTTGCTGCAGATAATCTAACTACTATTGCGCCTACATATTGTATCGCAGTTGTTGGTATAGTTGCTGCTTTCTTTGGTGCACAAGCATACAAAGGAAAGGCTGCTGTTAAAGCTAAGAAAAAAGAAGAGTGGTAAATACTAAAATGCCGGGTGTACTTTTGTACACCCGGCTATCCATTGTTTATTTAAAGAAACACTTTAGCCTAATAGCTTCTCTAAAGTAGCTGGTCCGGCGATACCATCAGCAACAAGTCCATTGTCTTCTTGCCAGGTTTTAAGTGCCATTTCGGTGCCACGTCCAAAGATTCCATCAGGCGATGCTCCGAGGCCTAAAGCTTCTTGCATCATCTTGACGCCTTGACCACGAGATCCTCGACGTAAGACTGAGTTATGTTTAATCTCAAACTCATCATCTTCATCTATCATCCGATGGTCACGACCAACATCTTCTCCTAGTACTGACATAGCATTAACATAACGCTTTTGGCGATCTTCAAGACCGATTGCGCCACCATTAATCTTGCGTGTCATCATCCGCACGTCACCGGTATCAGCAATTTCGTTCAACATGTTTATGCTCCAGAACCAACATGCAGACTCAATTGCACCTGATGGTGTTGAAACATATTCTGCAGCTTCTTCGGCACTCATGTTAACACTACTACCAAATCGGGTATAGTTATCCCTACCAGTAAGTTGCTTAAGGCCACGACCACGGAAACGCCATCCGTCACCCTCTTGAGTATTGCCCATCTTGTACCTACGGAATTCATCGTTGTACACACGATTCGCAATCATCTCAGGGTTACGTGCATACTCAGCAGCGTTTGCTTTAGGCGCATCACCAAAATACCTACCAAAGACTGCACCTAAAGCTTTCTCGCTATAGTTCAGGTTCTCGGTAAGAGATCTAAAGTTATTAGACTCATGTGCACACTGACTGATAAAATGAGCAACACGGCTCTTTGTATTGATTTCATACACGGGCAGCTTGGCAATTATAGCCTCATGCCATCGCTCAACGGTGTCTCGATCATTACCTGGGATCATATCGTTAAGTTGTTTTGCAGTTAACATAATTAGTCCTTTACAATTTTAGTGATCATATCTTCGAATTCCTCAACCTTACCGGTACGGTTAGGCCAATAGATATAATCCTTTTCGGGATTAGCTTTAAGATTGGATAACAGCGGAAGTATAGCGTTATACAAGTTGTTTAGTTTTTCTCTTGCATCTTCTGCAGTATGGTTTAGATCCGTAAGATCGGTTTGAGCTTTTTGCACTACTTCTAATTCATCTTCAGAAATGGCGGTGAAACCAAAATCAAATGGTATAGTCATTTAGTCCTCCTTTTTCTTTTTACCTTTAGCCTTCTTTTTGGCCTCTAGTTCTTTTACTTTTTGGCTTTTAACTTTTAATCTTTTGATAGCATTATCGCCATCCATCCAGATATCTTTGTTATCAAGTAACTGTGTAATCTCATCCGGTGTAAGGAAATCCTCATAAACCGAACGAAGAATCTTTTCTGACCAGGCACGTTCATGCTTTAATTGGTCAAACATTTCACCACCCTTACCGAATGTACCACCTGAATAGTTATGGAACATAAACATAGAATGCTCAGATACTTCATACATGTCAGCAGTCAAGAAAATCATAGTAGCTGCAGACATACAAGCACCTTCAACTGAACAAACAACTGTTGCATCAGTCTCAGTGAGTACACGCATAAACTGAATAGCTGTGAACATATCACCACCATAACAATTAATATGCAATTTGATTACATCATTTTCACTGCACGATCTTATAATATCAAACCATTCCGAGTATTCCTCATTAGGTCCGATTTCACTTGTTAAATAAAACTCATGTAAAGAGGCAAGTGGCTTTCCTAGAAAGACATCTTTAGGCTTCTTGCCTTGGCCCATTAGATTCAATATGTCGATTCCTTTAGTATTTTTCATTAAATAAACTCTCGTTGATGAACTACTAAAGCTTTGTAGATCTCAAGTTGTTTTTCAAGTTGCTCAATGTATTCCTGTACAACGTATTTATCACATAGCGTTTCACAACATATGCCTAGGTTTTGTTTAGCCCTAGTTTCTAAAGACTTTTCGCCTCTTGTACTCATTGATTGTCTCCAATAGTTTAGGTGCCCAGTTATCACGATGCTCTTTAAAAACTTGAGGTTCTTCATTATCTACTGCAATGATAGTAACCAAGTTAACGATAGGAATGCCTGTCCGCTCTTCCCACATAATCGCATACGCAGATTCCTGTATAAAGTAATTAGTAATCCAGTCTAGCTTCTTAAGTTTGCCCGAAGTCTTAAAGTCAATAATTGATAATACGCCATCAAAGTAACCTACACAATCTACACGACCTGCGAGGCCAAGATGCTCTGAGTACAAAGCAGCTTCTTGTAGACATATAGTACCAATGCGATCATCTAATACCTTCTGTACAGACTTAAAGTTCTCAACCACATGTGGCATAAAACCTTCAGCATAGTTCTCATCATTATCAAGATACTTCTCAATAATAGAGTGAACAGCAGTACCACGTGTAGAGGCACGATGCGAAATTCTATTCGCTTCTTCTGCTCCCACACGGGCCCGCCACCTTTGAATAAACTCTTCGCTTAAAATCGAAAGTACTGTAGTAACAGAAGGATAACGATTACCATCGGGAGTAGCGTACTTTCTGCCTGAGGAAGTAGATTCTGCAATAAGATCTTCATATCCAAGATCAGTTTTTTCATGTTTAAATATCCTTCTATTCATAATATATCCGTTCTTATCCGTTAATTTTCATCATTTCTTTCGTCATAATGTAATCACGTACAAATGCCGAACGAACAATATCCTGCCAACCGAACTCAATCACTGAGAACTTTTGCAGTTGTTCTATAATAGACAAGAAGGTTACGATACCATTCTTGTCTTTCTCTTTATCAAAATCGGTTTGATAATAGTCACCACACATAACAAACTTACAGTTACGACCAACACGGGTAATAACTGAGTCTAGCTCGTGGAAGTTTAAGTTTTGCATCTCATCAATAACAACAATAGCATCGTTGAATGTGATACCACGTATGAAAGAAGTAGATTCAAATGCTATGGTACCTGCACTCTGTAACTTAGTCCAGGCATCTGCTTCTTCAAACAGCTCTGCACATATAGCTCTATACGGTGCGGTGTACACATCTTTCTTTTCTTCTTCAGTACCTGGCAAGAAACCAATGTCTCGTGTAGGTACAATAGAACGTACAACGATCACTTTGTCATACGGTGTTTCTTTATCTAGCACATCTTCAAGTGCAAGTGATAACGCCATAAACGTTTTACCTGTACCTGCAGAACCTGACATTACAATAGAGTCTCCTCTCTCGTAGGCTTGAAATACTTCTTTTTGATTATCAGTCAAAGGATTAATTTGAATCATATCATCAAGCTTCAGTTTTAGTGATCGTGATTTAAGTGCAGGCATTAGTAATCCTTAATAGTATGGTTCATGTGTTTGGCACCATCTTTTACTCGTGACATAACTTCGCGGAAGCCATCATCTACTTTAATGTTAGTTCCACGTTCACCTATGATTCTAGGTGCAGTAATGACATGAATAAGATCAGGCATTGCATCGAGTTTAATCTGTAAATCATCGTACGAGCAGATTACATCATACTCGTGTAGGGTCTTAATATCTTTTACTGTGTATGTTGGCATTTCTGCTCCTCATATTTTTCGTCAAGTTCCTTTAGTTCGCGATACTTACGCATTATATATGCATGGTATGATTCTTGCTTTTCATACTTTTCATCGCTCATGCTGTAAACCAATCTGGAACACTACGACCTGTCCATATCATTTTGAATCGGTCTGCTTTAGTCTTATAAAATGCACGGTATGATTTAACTGCACATTCGAATATGCAGTCTGGTCGTGCAGACATTGCTAGCTTGAATGGTGTCAAGCCGATTTGTGGTATATTACGTGGAGGCACTGATAGCTCCTCTTCTAAAAGCTTTTGTGTTGAATGTATCTTGTGATATCTATAGGTGTATTCTACACACAATGCCATGAAGTGGTCGTAATGCCATATATAGTTTGCAACAGACTCACGTGTCCACACAGTAGATGGATGATTAAAGTGACATGCTTTATATAATACTGATTCGCGACGATCGTTAAGCTTGAAGTACTGCAACATGGAACCTGACTTAGAAGGTCTACGTTCCATGGTACCGTCACACATACGATGTACAGTTGATAGCATTTGTGCGGATTCTACAATCATCTTGACAACGTGCTTGTCACACTGCAGCTGAGCTGCTTTGATTGGATTCTCGTCTAGTACAAATATGTTCATGCTATGAAGTCCTTTAGGTTATTATTACTATATTATAACACGTTTGAATGTGATTGTACATCTTTATTTTATAAAATGGTTTTAGTTTTTAATATAGTCGAAAGGTAGGTTAAGTAGAATAGCGATTTCTTCGATATCGGTGAGGTTATTAGAGGTGAATTCGACGAGATGATTTCCGCCGGCGGGTCCGTTAGTTTGGAATTTTGAAACGGATGAGTTGTTTTCGGAAGCGAATTTTAGAATTTCGGTTTTAGTACAATTATAATCGATGTCCGATGAGATGGTATAAGTCATGATATTTTCCTTTTTTGTTATCATATTAACAGTGTACCACACACAAACCTATTTGTACACAGTTAATTTAGCGAAATTAATAATAATTATACTTGTAACAATTATGTTACACTGCTTATTTTTAAAATGTATTCGCTCTTGCCACGGACGTTAGGATCTTTCAATGGTAGGAAAGCACCTGACGCACCGGTCCATCCATGGAACTCGGAGTCATAGAACTTAATATTACATGCTTTGGGATTATCGTTTTGGAGTTGAGCTAGTTCGTCAGCCCATTTTTGCCAGGTATAATCATCTACAATTGATTCATCCATCTCATAATACAAGCATGAGTGAACCAACATCTGTGATCTACGTTGACGGATCTTTTGGCGTATTGTTTGCTTTCTAGGCATTACAAGATCCACATGTTAGGTGAGTTTGTATAAACTCTATTGGTGTTGGGGTAAGTCCGCTGTAAAGAACATACCAACATGCCGCTAATAATACGAGGAACAATAATCCCCACCAGGTTAAAAGAAGCTTACCTATTCTTAATACTATTAAAGCAAATAGAAAAAGCGAAGCGGCACTCATTAATACCTGCATTGCAAATATAAAAGTGTTTATTAAATTTTCATCCATTGGTAATCCTCATTCTGTATATGTACTTATTATAACACAGAATGAGGAGTTTGTACACAGTTAATTTAGTATTTTCCTACATCATGCATATCATTAATTCGTGATGAAAGATACATTTGTTTTTTCTGCAGCTTAAAAGCCAAAAGTTCGTTCCCTTCTTTTTCTAATCGTCTTATGTAATGTTTGAGCTCTTTAGAGTCTTTTTTGAGCCGTTCTATTGGAGGACCATATATCATTTGATTCAGCCTATTGTTTGATTTACGACGGGATAAGATTAGTGTTGCTCCTTGTTTCTAATGCAGAAAGTAAAAAAGGACCAAACCCACTTTCGTGGATTGGTCCCAAGGTCTCTATATGAAAATGTTTCTTATTCTTTTCATAAAAGTATTTATAGAGAACTACTTCTTGATTAGTCCCGGAAATGCATCCATTACCAACTTTTTTGTAAACCCTTTGTACTTACCTGCCAGATCGCCGTTCTTCATGTCACAGAGAAGATAGGCATCTTCCCAGGTAATTGACTCTAGCATACGAATCCACATCAACTCACGCTTCGCTTCTTTAACAGGAGGTCCGCCTTTAACAAAGTACTTAAAGCGTGGAACAACATGTGTGCGAACATGTTCAGCATCACGATATTTGTTCTCTTTAAAAGGTGGAGTACCCTTAGGTAACATCCATTCAATAGTATCGTCAAACGAACCTTTTAAAAAGTAGCGTAATGTTTTAGTATCATAGTGTTTCAGCACATCGCGTTTAGCACTAGTGTCTTTAGCAGCACCAACCTTTTCCAATATCTCATGGAGATTGACTCTGTTTATATTTTCATTAATCATTAGAAATCCTCAATACATTCAATTAGTAATTTACAGCGATTCTTAATAAAGTAGTTCAAGATTTTCATACGAGGAACAACTTTGATAGATTCAGCTGTATTTATAATGTTAGATTTAATAGCTTCTGGTATATAAGCAAGGTCAACTAACAGCTGATTACGCTTGAAGTTACGAAAAACCTCACTACCCATATGAGACTCTAGGTTCTCAGCGTTATCAACATAGCCTTGGATCTTCTTCTTAGTCATAGGAGACTGACGAATGCTTTCAACAAACGTGTCATCACCACTAAGAACATTAGGAATGCCGTCAGAGCTATCACCTTTACAGATGTGCTCAAATAAGTAACTAACAGGATTAGGATCCACAATGAATTTCTTAGTCATAGGAGAATACTGCTTAACGTTACCATACTTCTGTAGTTGAATAAAGTCTTTATCAGCAGAGATAATCATTACCTTTTCATGCTGACCGAACTCTTGAGTCTGCTCAACAAGAACACCGATAATATCATCAGCTTCTACATTACGAATGTAGACTACTTTGTATGGCATATTCGCAGAGATCTCTTCACGTACTTTATTAAGAGCAGTGAAGATCATATCAAAATCAAGCTTAGACTCTGTACGGCTATTACGACGTGACCATTTATATTGGGGGAATACGTCACGTCTCCACGAGCCACCGTCACAGGCAATAACAACTTGGCCGTATTCATCCTTATGCTTTTTAACATGCATACGAATAGAGTTGAGGATCATATGACGAATAGTATCTTCGTTCAATGGTCCGTGGTTTGAATTAACAATGATGTTACCCATTGCAATACCGTTAAAATCAATTATAATCATGCTTTAGCTTCCATTATCATTTCGTGTATAACATCTAGTACTTCCACAAAGGGATAGTCTGGATGCGTGCTTCTTACTAATGCTGCGTATATTAGATTTAACACACAGCCCATATCTTTATAAAACACTTCATCATCCTTGGCATTAAAGCCATACTCGGATAATAATATTACAATCTCTTGCATACATTCTCCAGCAAGATCCATCTCTTCATTGGCCGAAGGGCCTGGATCTATGAGAGGATTTCTGATCTCGCCATAGGGGAATTGTATTACATTGCTTTTAGTTTTATCTGTCATTATGGTACCATTATACACTATTGCTAAAGGGATGTACACCTTTATTTTACTTTATTTGTAGATTTTTTACATGATTGCGATGTATCTTGCCGCCTACAAAGGCGTTATAATACTCGTCAGGTTTAAGTAACACATCTCTAGTGATCTGTTCTTTCATTTCAAGGTAGGACATTTCACCCTTACCCATGCACAAATGTAGTATCTCACGGCCGAACCGTTTATCACCATGTTCTTCAAGAAGCATTCTTACTTCGTCTGAACTGCCATGGTAAATCTCCCAGTCTGATGAGGATACTTTTGTGCGTTTGCGTTTTTGACCTTTTAAAGGTTTCAACTTAACTCTTGAGTGGAAGTTCTTTTTACCAATGTACTTCATTCCATTGGTGAGATCGGTGACTATATAGACGAATCCTTCATAGTCACCGATATTATCTAATGTAAAGGGTTTCCCCTGATATTGCCATTTCTTCATATGGCTATTTATTCGTCTCCCCCAAAGTCCAATTGGTACTGTTCTTTATGTGATTGTGCTTCATCCACATCAACTCCACATGATGGACAGTGTTGCACTGTTGCATCATCGTCATCAAACTTAACTTTGTATTCAACCCCACAGTGGTAGCATTGCGTCATATTGTCATTTCTCCTAGTGACTTAGATAACACCCAGTTCTTAAACTCGGCGTGTCCACCTATATATTCAATATAACCGGTACTGATTTTATTGGTAATCTGTGGAACAGTACGGGCATTAGGAAATTCTGTCTTAAATTCGCCCTCACTAATATCCTTACCAATTTTCATTACGGTATGTTTCATTTGTTTTTCCTCTGCTAACGCAATAGCTGCGCTGCAGAAGAAACAGCTTTCTTTACTGTATATTGTTATCAAAGTGATAATCCTACGAAGGTATCTTCGGTTACGTCTTGCTTAACTCCACCAATGACATAAGAACTGATTTCGGTTTCTTGTGGAGCAACTTGTACATTGCCTCCGCCGATCCATTTCTCAGTCCACGGTAGTGGGTTAGCTTGAGGTGTATTATATGGTGAAGAAACTTGAAGAGTCTTCATCCGCTTGTTTGCGATCCACTCAATATAGTTAGATAGCAACATAGAGTTTAGACCAATCATAGATCCGTCTTTAAACAGATAATCAGCCCATTCTTTTTCTTGATCAACTGCTGCTACAAACATACTAGTCACTTGCTCAGCACATTCTTCACGAATCTTAGCGAAGTCAGGATCCTCTTTAGGAAGAGCTTTGATGATAGTTTGTGATGCAGCTAGGTGAGTATTTTCGTCACGTGCAATAAACTTAATAATCTTTGCATTGCCTTCCATCTTCTTCAATTCAGCGAATGCCCATGAACAAGCAAATGACACATAGAAACGTACACCTTCAAGAATGTTAATAGAATTGAGTGCAATCCATAAACGCTTCTTTAGCTCATACTTTGTAATGACAACAGTCTTACCATTAACCTTATGTGTGCCTTCACCTAGTAGATCATACCATTTCTGATAGTCAATAAAGCTATCGTAATAGCCTGAAATGTCCTTTGCGCAATCTACAATCTCATCGATATCAAGCATCTCATCAAATATCTTTGATGGATTGGCATACACATTACGAATAATATGCGTGTATGAACGTGAGTGAATTGTCTCAAAGAATGCCCATGCCATTACCAACGGCTCTATTTCAGGAACAGAAGCTGCAGACATAAAGGTTTCAGTTGGACCACGACCTTGTACAGAGTCCAATAGGATCTGACGTTTTAGG